ATTGCTTATCAACCCTTTCATCTCTTAACTCATTTTCTAATTTAGAAAGTTTTTCATTATATTCTTGAGTTTTCTTTTTGATGACTTCATCAAACTTACCTCGTTCAAGTTGTTTCTGTTCTTCTGCTTTTTTAACATCTTCCATTACAGATTTAACATCATCTAATGAACTAACTCCTAATTCATTTAGGATTTTTTGTTCTTGGCGGTAAAGTCTATCTTTGACTACTTTATCAATATCAACTTGTTTTGGTTGAGGTTGTTCTACAGGTTGTTCCTGTTTTA